CTAGGCGCTTTCCTTGGCCTTGAGGGTCAGCCTGACCCTTCGCTTCGCTGACAGGGCTATCCTGGCGCGCCCATCAGCCCGCGGCGGCGGCGCATCTTCCCTAAACGACAGCCCGCTCACCATCTCAGCGAGTTGAAAAACTGACATATGAACAACCACCCTAGACTTACCGATCATGAATTCTCCTGGACGGTGTTCTCCAGGGAGGTTGTAGTAAACATCCCCTAGAGACTCACCATTCCTGTCATAATGAAGACCATTAATTGAAACGACTTTTTCATTAATTGAGATTTGTATCTCTTCCCCGTACATCGAATTTACGACAAGTATTTCGTCATTTATATCATTGATTACTCTAACAATGAAACTTCCTAGTTGCGAAGCGTGATCACCGACACTTTCGGCAATAGGGCGCATCCCCCATTGCTCATTCGCTGGCAATGAAAAATACGTCTCGGCGCATTGGGTGGCATCTGCGACAGTGTCGCTTGCCACGCACGCAAATAGAAGCTTGACGAATTCCGGTGTGCTTATTTCTGCGATCCTCTTTCCTTTGCTCTTCGGTAAAACGCCGTCATCAATCAGCTTCCGGGCGATGCTCTTGACCTTGGCAGGGGGCACATGCGTCCACTCGCCTATCGCATTCACGGCATCCATGATGCTCGACATATCCCACTCCGAAAACGCAAGCCGCATCGCGCGGCACCTGACCGCACATTGAAGAACGTTTTGGATTTCGTCAATGGAAAACGATTGGTTTCCTGCCGCAAGAAACCAAAGCCAGTTGACAGGCGCCTCTCCGGAAGGGTTACTGTGTCCCTCGAAGGGCACACGGAGGCACCGCAACTATCTCGAAAGAATGAGGCGGAAGTTCTGCTATCCTCCTGAACAGGCCCAGCGAAACAAGATGGAGCACATAGGACATGGGAAAGGCTGCCGAAACGATGTCTTCCGATCTGCGCATCATTCGCTTCCCGGAAGTGAAAAAGCGCGTCGGTTTCTGTGCATTCCACCTCCGCCGACTTGAGGCGAAGGGCGAATTCCCGAAGCGCGTCCGCATCGGGGCAAACTCTGTCGGATGGGTGGAGGCGGAAATCACCGCTTGGCTGTCCGCCAAGGTGGCCCAGCGCGAAGGCGCTTCCAATGTGGCCGCTTAATCGTCGTGGTGGTGGCGTCAGCGCTGTAACGCTGAGAAGCCCCACCATCGACGTGCTGACCGCCGCTGTAACGGCAGTCGAAGCAAGTTCACAGTCCTAACCCTGCCAAGGATCGAAACGATGAACTCGCACAATATGCGGGCAGAGCCCCCGCACGTCCAGACCGTATCTAGCGTACAAACCGGCAACACGTCGAATATCATCCCCTTCGACTTTGAGGGGACCGCCGTTCGGGCTATCGGCCGCGACGGCGAGCCGTGGTTCATCCTGGCTGATATCTGCCGCGTGCTGGAGATCGGCAACCCGTCTCAAGCCGCAACGCGCCTGGATGACGACGAAAAGACGACCCTCACCAATAATGAGGGTCAGGCCAGCTACGGCCCCCAATCATTCACCATCGTTAACGAGTCTGGCCTGTGGTCGCTCGTTCTGACCAGCCGGAAGGCCGCCGCTAAGCGCTTCAAGAAGTGGCTCACGGCCGACGTCATTCCCACCATTCGCAAGACCGGCTCTTACAGCGTGGCTGCGCCTCAGCCGGCCAAGAAGCCGTCCCGCCCCCGCCTCACCGGCCCGGTTCTCCGCGAACTGACCGGCTTCCCCGAGCGTCTGAGGGCCGAGTTTCCGTCGATGAGCGAAGCTGAACGACTGGCAGCCTTCAACCGGTTCAGCGCCTCCCTCTTGGGTGAGCCGCTGCTGCCGGAGCGGCGGCCCGACGTCTTCCCGATTGATGTTGATGTCCTGCCGGCACTGCCGGCCCCAAGCCATCCAGAATTTGTCAGCGCGTCGGAAATCGGCGTTGTGATCGGCGTTCGTCTCGGGATGGTCAAGCTCTCCGGCGCCGCGGTCAACAAGCTGTTGGTCCAACAGGGCTTCCAGATGACCGGCCCCACCAAAACGACCAAGTGGGTTCCCACGGCCAAGGGTGAACCCTTCGCCCATTGGGAGACGGCGGAGAAGGCCGGAGAGCGGGGCGGGACGGCCAACTGGCTGCGCTGGAGGTACGGCATCGTGGATGAGTTGGTCGACGCGATGACCGCCGGTCAAGGGGAGGGCTGAAGCCATGGCCGCGCCCGTGACCCCCTTCACCACCACGCGCTATCGGTGCCCGACCTGCCGTAAGACCGGCTCCAGCCGGATCGAGATGCAGCGGCACGCCGACAACTGCGCCCATGCGCCCGAGTCGCGCGCCTGCATCACCTGTGCCTTCAACGAGCCGCAGCGCGTCCAGGTAGCTCCCAACGCCTTCCGTACCGTGTTCGTCTGCGGATGCGGCGCTCTGCCGGCTGACAAGCGGCTCGTCCTGAATTGCTCCGCGTGGGAGGCCGCCCGATGAACGTCTCTCCCATCTCCGGCCCGCGGACGCTGATTTCCCGCTCCGCCGGGGTTCTGACGCTGCCGGGCCACGACAAGCCCACGCTGCGCACCTTCATCCCCGGCATCCCGACGGGCGGCCTGTGCGTCCCGACGGTCGACTATCTCAACATGCTGACCGGGGGCGAGTTGCCCCCGGATGAGGTCCGCAGCGCTGCCGACGAACTGCGCATGGAGTACCACCGGGCGGGGGTGCCGCCCGTTCACATGCAGGTCATCATCACCGAAGAGTTGGGGTGTATCGACACCCTCTCGACGGATTTCATCGTCGCCAACATCGAAGGGCTTGGCGTGCCCCACTGCGACACGCTGGCTGAGCATATCGGCGTCATCCTGGACGAGATGGCGGACGACACGCTGGGGGATGACGGCAAGGGCGGAGACATGGCCGCATTCGAAAGCCTCACCCGCCTTCACCGTTGCGCCGGCAGCCCCCGCGGCAAGGCGCCCGGTCACTGGCGCCACCTCCGGGGGAAGGAGCTTTCCGACGCCGTCGTGAAGAAGGGACGCAAAGGCGTGTGGAGGACAGCCGATGGCGAGTGGAGAGCGTCCCATGATGTTGCCCTCGACTATGCGCAGTGGCTGTTCCCCGCTTTCCAACTCTGGACCATCCGCCTGTTGGCGGACGATCCGCGGGTGACTGCTGCCTTTCACCGCATCTTCGGGTTTGGCTTCACCATCTCTGAACCCGCCGCGCCGGCCCCGGAGCCGCATCTCCGCCTTGTCCACTCCGACCAAGGAGAAGCCGAATGAGCCCCGAGTTCCTGCCCTGGATCGCTGGTGCCGCCGGCTTCATCGTCGGCATGTTGATCATTGCGGCCATCCGCGCCCCGTCCGCCGCCGCTGCGGAGTATCAGCGGACGGCTTGGAAGCTGATCGACGCGGTAGACGACCTTGCGGACGAGGTAAAGTCCCTCCGTGAAGAAATCCGCAAGAACGGAGGCGCCAAATGAGCGGCACCCTGTTCCCCGTCACCAGCATCACCATGAAGGGGGCAAACCCGGCCCCCAACCTGGGGCCAAAGCCCGAATTTCTGTGGATGCCGAAAAGCTGGCTCTACGTCGACGCGGTCTATCAGCGTGCGATGACGAGCGGTAAGTCGCGCCGTCTGGTCCGGAGGATCACAGAAGAATTCTGGTGGCCGAAGTTTACGCCGCTCACCGTAACCCCGCTTGATTGGGAAGCCGGCAAGTTCGCTGTGGTCGATGGCCAACACCGCGCCGCTGCAGCGCTTGCCCATCCCGACGTGACGGAAGTTCCCGTGTGGGTGGTCGACGCTCCCGACGTCCGGGCGCAGGCGTCCGTGTTCGTCGGGGTCAACGCTGACCGCAACGGCATGACCACGATGCAGCTCTTCAAGGCTCAGCTTGCGGCCGGTGATCCGGCTGCGGTCCAGGTCCAAGAGGTCTGCAGCCGCTCGGGCGTGACGGTTGCCTTCCACCTGTCCAACGGCAGCCGGGAGCTTCCGCCGCGGACCACGATGGCCGTCTCCACGATCCGGAAGCTGATCGCCAAGCATGGAGAGAAGCCCGTTCGGCTGGCCCTGACGATGCTTGCCACTGCCTACGCCGATGCGCCGAACCAACTCCGCGGGCAGATCATCCAAGCGATGACAAGCCTTGTCGTGGAGCATGGGGACAAGATCGATCCGGAACGTCTCGTCTCCGCCCTGGCTGAGAAGGACTGCGAAGATTTGTTGGACGCGGCCCGGCAGGTCAAGCGCCTGGAGGGTGGCACCACCGACGCCGGCATGGTCCGCGCGCTGATGGCTGCCTATGACCAAGGGCTCACCCCGGCAAAGCGGTTGAGACGCGCTGCGTGAGCCGTCGGGCGCTGGAGGATGCACTTGTCGCTGAACTCCAGCGCCACGGCATCACCGGCCATCGCATCACGCGCGGGGCCAAACATCCGCGGCTCAACTTCGAAGTAGATGGTCGACGGCAGTTCTTCGTCTACTCGACCACGACCTTCGACGGCCCTATCCGACAAACATTCATCGCCGAACTGCGCCGCGTTCTCCGCCGCGCGGGGGCGATATCGAGGGGTGACGCATGATCGCACCTGACATCACAGAATTGGGCGTGCGCTGGAATGCCGCCCGTCTCGCATTCGACGTAGCTATAGGCGCTCTGGACGACCACGGCGCCGCAGTCGATGACCAAATCCCTTGGCCGTTCGTCTCGCATGGCAAGCGCGGCACGGTCTACATGTCTGCGGCGGATATCGACCGGGACAATCGCCTCTCTCAGAAGACTAAGGACCGGCTGAAAGCCCGCCTGGAGCGCACTGTCGCCGCTCACAATGAAGCCCGGCAGCGGCTCGGGCTGGCTGCCATGGAAGCCGTCTTGAACGAGGCGAGCGAAGAGGTTGGGAGGCTTGGTCATGCCATTGCCGACGACCGATCCGCCACCCTTCCGGCCATCGTGACGAAGCTGTCCGTCCTGCAAATAGAGGTCGCAGACGGAGGCGACATGTCGGGCTATGCCGGCGGGCTGCTGACGTCCGCCCTGTCCGATGCCAAAGCCCTAAGCGCGGCCCCTGCCGACGATCTAGCCGCCCTTCATCGGGAGTGGTGCGCCATCTCAGACGCTGCCGATGGCTACCACAACGGCCCCCGCAACACCCGGCCGGCACAGCCAGACTATGACCGGAAGGGGGAGCTTGAGGAACTGATAGCAGCGCACCCCGACAGCAGCCTTGCCGCCTCCGTGATCCGCCTGGACGTGATGCTAGGGGTGTTCGTGGGCTCCGTCCTCTACGGCGCACTGGAGATGCTGGAGGAAGGCGCCATCACGGGCGGGACGTTGGCCCTGGAGGCGTTGCGAGCGTCTGCGCCGCATGTCGAGTGCTGGACGCTCAGAGCCCGTCAGCGGGGCATGGAGAGGCTTGCAGCGATGCGGGCCAAGGAAGCGCAGGCGGAACTTGTCGGGGAGATGGCGTGATGCGGACATACGGCAAGGTCTACACTTCGTTCTGGACCGACGAGAAGACGGGCAGCCTTTCCAGTGATGCGCAGCGGGTGGCGCTCTATCTGCTGACCGGCCCTCACTCGAATTCGATTGGCTGCTTCCGGCTGCCGCTCCCGTACCTGATGACCGATCTGCGCCTCTCGGAAGAAGATGCAAAGGCCGCCCTGGCTACGCTGGAAAGCATGGGCTTCATTGTCCGTGACCAGTCGTCCGGCTGGACGCTGATCGTCAACTATCTCCGCCACAATGCCCCGGAAAATGGCAAGGTCGGCAAGTCAATGATGCCTCTGATTGCGGCTGTCCCGGCCGGATCGGAGGTATGGTTCGGGTTGGTGGAAAGGGTATGCCAACACGAGGAACGGTTTCCGTCAGGGTATACGATAGGGCTTCTTAGGACTCGGGATACCGTATCCCGACATGGAAATGAGACTCGGGATACCGTATCAGGCAGGGTATCGGATACCGTATCACTACAAACCCGGAATACGGTATCCCGACATGGAAATCCAAGTCAGGAACCCCCGAACCAACCCGAACCAGTTCTTTACCAGGGAGATAGTGGGAGGGGCCGTTCGTGGCCTGCCGGGGGAGGGGTGCGATGAGGCATCTGTTCCCCCATCAGGAAAAGGCCCTCCGCCTCCTTCTGGAAAGGGCAAGGGAGGGCTCTAGACGGCCGGTGGTGCAGCTACCAACAGGGGCAGGCAAGACACGCCTCGCTGCCGAAATCATCAAGCGAGCAAGGGCCAAGGGCAAGCGCGTCATGTTCGTGGTCCCGCGCCTCTCCCTCATCGACCAGACGGTGGAGAGCTTCGCGACGGACGGCATTCACGACGTCGGGGTGATCCAGGCTGATCACCCTCTCACCAACCCCGACATGCCCGTTCAGGTCGCCAGCGTGAAGACCCTGGACCGCCGGAGGGATTGGCCGCCGGTTGACCTGATCATCGTTGACGAGTGCCATGAGATGTTCCGCGCGTTCCTCAAGCGGATCGTCAGCGACGACCTGAAAGACGTCATGGTGATCGGCCTGTCCGCGTCGCCGTGGGCCAAGGGCATGGCGAAGCACTATGACGACCTGATCATCTGCGCCACGACAGCGGAAATGATCGAGGCAGGACGGCTCAGCCGCTTCCGTGTGTTCGCGCCAGATCACCCCGACCTTTCCGGGGTCGGAACACATGCAGGCGATTACAACGAAAAGCAGCTAGCCAAGGCGATGGACAAGCCGAAGTTGGTTGCCGACATCGTCACGACTTGGATGCGCATGGGAGAAGGCCGCCCGACGCTGGCGTTCTGCGTCGACCGGGCGCACGCCAAGCACGTTCAGGCTCAATTCGAGGCCGCGCAAATCCCTTGTGGCTACGTCGACGCCTACACGTCGGCGGACGAGCGGAAGATTGTCAGGGACAAGGTGCATTCGGGTGAATACAAGGTTGTCGCCAATGTAAGCTGCCTGACGACAGGTGTTGATTGGGACATTCGCTGTATCATCGACGCACGCCCAACAAAAAGCGAAATGCTATTCGTGCAGATGTACGGGCGCGGACTTAGAACGGCAGAGAGGAAGGACGATTGCCTCATCCTTGATCATGCAGACAACTACAAGAGGCATGGGTTCGTCACGGACATTCACCATGAACGGTTGGACGACGGCACGCGGACTGCGGCGCCCAAGCGCACCAAGCCGCTACCGAAGGAATGCCCAAAGTGCTCCCACCTGCGCCCGGCAAAAATGAAGGAGTGCCCAGCCTGCGGGTATGTTCCGGAAGGCGTTCACTCAGGCGTCGACAGTGAGGACGGCAGTCTGTGTGAAGTGACGCGGGGAACGGGGAAGAAGAAGACCGGCCCCGCTCATCACACGCAGATCGGCAGTAGCTGGATACACAACTCCGAATTCTACGCGATGCTCAAGACTTGGGCTTATAAAAGAAAATATAAGCCAAAATGGGCAGATAGATGCTATTATGAGGTCCACAAGAAATGGCCGAACCAGTATGTGAATGTGCAGCCTAAGGAACTGACCCGAGACATGTACAATTGGTGCTTGGCAGATCAGATCAGGCGCGCAAAGGCATTCTCTAAGAGCCGTCATCAACAGGGTAATGGTGCCCGGAATGACAGACGATGACTTTGAGGAACGCGCGGCCATTCTGGAGTTTGACGGCGGGCTCCCGCGGGCTTGGGCAGAGAGCTTAGCCCGCCTCGCCACCTCCCCGCGGCCGGGCGCTTACCTGCCGGAACGGTGGGAGACCATCGTTTCCGACGCTCACCGGCTTGTCGATGGGCACTGGCGCCGGCTGGAGGCTGTCGGGCTCGGGCCTGCCGACGTCAGGGAGCTTATCCGGCTGATCGACGGTCGAGACATCGTTGCCGTGGGTATGGGGGACGTGACGGTCAGGATGCCGGCCGGGAACAGGGTGAAAATTTTCATGCGGCCCCGGATCGGTCAGCCGCCGGTTTGGCAGGAAGGGAGGCGTGCAGCATGAGCAACTTCGCGAACGTTCCGCCGCTGCGTGAGCGGGCACATGGCCGGTGGCGCTCCATCCTCGCTCAGCTCGGCATTCAGGCATCCTACCTGACCGGCAAGCACGGTCCCTGCCCCATCTGCCAAGGAGGAAAAGACCGGTTCCGCTTCACCGATCACCAGGGCGAAGGGGCTTGGATATGCAACCAGTGTGGACGCGGCAAGGGAGCTGATCTGGTCATGCGGGTGTTCGGCGTCGACTTCCACGAGGCCGCCTGCCGCGTGGAGTCTGTCATCGGCAACGCGACGGTTCAGCCACCAGAGGAACCCGACGTTGAAGCCCAGCGCGCCCGCATGAACGACCTGTGGCGGCACGCCGGCCCGGTGATGCGTGGGGATCGGGTTGACCGGTATCTCCGGAGCCGTGGGATCGTCTTGGATGCGTTCCCGGCGGCCCTCCGCACCTCCACCGCCGGAGCATGCCGGGGCATGGTCGCCAAGGTCACGGCGCCCGACGGCAGGCCGGTCAACGTACATCGGACATTCCTCACCGATGATGGGCGCAAAGCCGACATGGAGACGCCGCGCAAGCTGATGCCGGGGCCGTTCCCGCTCGGATCGACCGTCCGCCTGTTCCCGGCCGGTGAGACGTTGGGCATCGCCGAAGGCATCGAGACGGCGCTCTCGGCTCACCTGATGTTCGGCCTTCCGGTATGGGCTGCGCTCACTGCCGGCAGCTTGGAGGCGTTCCGTCCGCCGGAGGGGGTGCGGTGCCTGTGGGTGTTCGGGGACCACGATGCGAACTTCGTCGGGCAGGCCGCCGCGAACCATCTCGCCAAGATGGTCCACAGCAAGCACGGGGTGACTGCAAAGGTTCTGATCCCGGCGGCCGAAGGGAACGACTGGAACGACGAACTCACGCGGCAGGATCGGGCGGCCTAGCCAATATGTGATGCGAAGTGGCGCCATGTGCGCTAGTAGTGTTGATGAGCGGTGCGGGTAATGGATACATAAGCCCGCGCCGCTCTTTTATTGTCTAATGGCGTACAGTTTACGCTGAGTGTCTTGCCCGCGCGTGAGCGTTCGTGTAATGTACCTCTCAGGAATTTACGTCTTGGGAGCGATGCTTGATGCGCGTGGCGAATGGCGACAGCCCGGCCCGGACAGAGGCGAAGCGCAAGGCCGTTGAGTTGGTGGAGCGCCTGCCGGACTTCATCCGGGTTGGCCCCTTCGACTTCGCCATTCTGCGCATGGACTCCATCAGGGCGCAGGAAGAGCACAAGTTCGGGTTCTTCTCTGCGACCGGCGGGGAGATCGCCATTCAGGCGGAGTTCGCCCATCCGACGAAGGCGGCCGACACGCTCGTCCACGAAATCAGCCACGCGATCTTTTGGGCGTACGGCATCGAGGATGGCGACAAGGAAGAGCGCATCGTCAACGTCACGGCATCGGCATGGTGTCAGGTCTACCGGGATAACCCGTGGCTTCTCGGGTGGCTCAGCGAGGCTCTGACGGGACCGACCGCTCTCGTCGTCAAAGGCCCGCTCTCTGGCCTGGGAGACGTGCAGCCCGGTTCGGTCACATATCGGCCGGAGGGCATGCGATGAAGTCTCTCAGCGAGGGGATAGACGCCACGCGCCAGACCATCGACCGCCTGACGGCAGGGGTGGGAGACAAGGCCATGACCGATCCGAGAGGGGCCAAGACACTCGGGGAAGCTGCCATGAACGCAGACGGCTCATTCAACGGAGCCCGCGCTCTGTCGTGGCTGTCCGAGGCGCTGAACCCCGGCAAAGGCGCATCGGAGGCCGACGTTCAACGGATATGGGACGAGACGCAGGCCAAGGTGAGAGCCAAGGCGACAGGCGTGTAAGCCGGAGCGTTAGGGGCAGCAGTCGGGCCATAAGCGGCTAACAGGTCACCAGGGCGCAGAGAGCGGACAAGGCTAGGATTTGCAGGGGGTACGAGATGGCGCGGCTGAAAAACGAGATGTGGGAGAAGTTCGCTAATGCGATGGCCCGCGGCGTAAACCAAACGAACAGCGCGCTAGAGGCAGGGTACAGCGAGGTCTCAGCCCATGTGAGAGGGTGCGAACTCGCCAAGAAGCCGGACATCAGGGCTCGCATTGAGGAGCTTCAGAAGAAGGCAGAGAAGGCAGCCGTTGCCGCTCTAGCCGTTGACCGTCAATGGGTTCTCCGGGAACTGGTGGCGAACGCAGAGGCGGCTAGGTCGGCGAAGAACCAGAACGCGGTGAACAGGGCGTTGGAGCTTGTGGGCAAGGAACTCGGAATGTTCGTTGATCGCAAGATGGACGTGAAGTCACCTCTCGAAGCGCTGAACGCACAGCAACTTCAACAGCTTATGGACTTCGCAGCCTCTCTGACCGGCCAGTCTGCGGCGTCCATCGGGGCTCCGGAAGCCATGCAAAACGCGCAAGTCCATCAGCCTGCGGTTGATCTGGTCAACTCCGAGACGGCGAACGCACAACCCGTTTAGCTAAGTCATTGATGCTGAAAGAAAGCTGATTTTTCATAATGGACCTTATTAATTACTCGTTTCGCGCGTGAAATCGTCCGGCGGAGGTGTGAAAAGACCCACCCCCGGCCCTAGGCCCCCGCCGGGGGTGGGTTGTGTCAGGCAGAACCCGCCCTCAAAATTTCCGGAACGGAGCCCCTAACGCCATGCCTCGTCCTGCCAACTTCGCCCCGAAGGTTTCTCTCCCCGCTGAGCTACAGGGCGCCATCACTCCGGACGTAGCCGACGCGCTGAAGAAGGAAGCCGGCCGGCTGCTGTCTGAACGCGCCTTGGACCTGTACCGCCCGTACATGAAACAGCTTGCCTTCCACGCCGCGGGCAAGTCCTTCCGCGAACGTCTGCTGATGGCCGGCAATCAGCTAGGCAAGACGTGGAGCGCGGGTGCCGAGTGCGCCATGCACCTGACCGGCGAATATCCCGAGTGGTGGCCCGGCAGACGCTTTGACAAGCCCATTGCGATGTGGGCGGGTGGTGTGACCGGTGAGGCGGTCCGCGACACCACGCAGCGTGTGCTGATGGGCCGTGTTGGGCAGTTCGGGACGGGCATGATCCCCAAGCGTGCCATTGTCGAGACGAGTTCAGCTCGCGGCATTGCCGACGCCCTCGATACGGTGACGGTCAAGCACAAGAGCGGCCGAGAGTCGACTCTCGGCTTCAAGTCCTACGAGAAAGGCCGTGAGAAGTGGCAGGGTGAAACCCTGGACCTTGTATGGTTTGACGAAGAGCCACCGCCCGATATCTACACCGAAGGTCTAGCGCGGACGAACGCGACCGGCGGTTTCTCCATGCTGACGTTTACCCCGCTTCTCGGCATGTCGGATGTCGTTCGGAAATTCTATCCGAGACCGGATACCCCGGATCGCCACATCACGAACATGACGATCCACGATGCCGAGCACTACACGGAGGAAGAGCGGCAACGGATCATCCTGAGCTATCCCGAGCATGAGCGCGATGCCCGATCCAAGGGTATCCCGATGTTGGGCAGCGGCCGGGTGTTCCCCCTCCCCGAAACGGCCATCACCATTGAGCCATTCGAAGTCCCCGCACACTGGCCGCAGATTGGCGGCCTGGATTTCGGATGGGACCACCCCACGGCTGCCGTCAAACTCGCCTGGGATCGGGATACGGACGTTGTCTATCTGATCGCCACGCACCGGCAGAGCATGGCGACGCCTGCAACCATCGCTCAGACGCTCCGTCCCTGGGGTGACTGGCTCCCGTGGGCTTGGCCGCATGACGGCCTTCAGCATGACAAGGGGTCGGGGCAGACGCTGGCGGAGCAGTACCGGAACGAACGTCTCCAGATGCTGGAGGAACGCGCCATGTTCGAAGATGGCGGCTCCGGTGTAGAGGCTGGCATCCTCGAAATGCTCCAGCGCATGCAGGCGGGGCGCCTCAAGGTGTTTGCCCATCTTGGCGATTGGTTCGAAGAGTTCCGCGTGTACCATCGCAAGGATGGCAAAATCGTGAAGGTAGCCGATGACTTGATGTCCGCGACGAGATACGCGCTCATGTGTCTCCGGTTCGCTTCAACACCGCGACAGTGGAATAAGCCCCTGAGGCGCAACTTGGCTGGCGTGGTGTAGTCGCGAATTCACTATGTAGATTTATTGCAGTGTCTGTGATATTCTGCCGTTGACTTCTACGAGCGTCGTGAGACGCCCAACTCCCTTGAGGGACTGCATGTCGAAGCCCGAGCCCATGGACGATGACGAGTTCCGCGGCATTGTCGACGCGGCGCTTCGTGATGCCGTCTCCTTTATCGACGGTGAAATCTCTGCTGAGCGCACCACAGCGCTTAACTACTACAACGGAAAGCCGTTCGGCGATGAGAAGGACGGCCGGTCTAAGGTTGTAATCACCGAAGTCCGCGATACCGTCGAAAGCATGATGCCGTCGCTTCTGCGTGTATTCTGTTCCGCAGAAAATACGGTTGAGTTTGTCCCGCAAGGGCCGGAAGACGTTGCAACCGCTGAGCAAGCGACCGATTATTGCAACTACGTCTTCAATCGGGACAATCCTGGCTTCACGATCCTTAATACATGGATCAAAGACGGCCTCTTGTCTAAGACTGGCGTTGTCAAATTCTGGTGGGACGAGACGGAGAAGGTCGAAACGTCGGACTTCACCGGCCTGGACGATCAAGCCCTCATGGCCCTGATGGCGGAAGTGGATGGGGATGAGTCCCTTTCCATCACCGCGCACCGGTCATACCCGATGGAAGCTGCCGATCAACCCCCATCCATGGAAGGGCAAGGGGCCGGTGGCGTGTCTGCGGCCCCCGGTCAGTCTCCCGCGGTCATTCTCCGTGACGTGACGGTTGAGCGGCGCACGAAGGACGGGCGGATCAAGATCGTCCCTGTCCCGCCCGAAGAATTCCTGATCGACCGCAGCGCCCGCGACGAAGAGAACGCCGTCTTGGTCTCCCATCGTCGCGAAATGCCGGTGGGTGACTTGGTCGCTATGGGGTTCACCTGGGATGAGCTTGAAGGGCTCGGGGCCGGAGACCAGACGACCGACCTTCAGACGAACCAAGAGTCGGTTGCCCGCCGGGTGGAGACGGACGCGAACCGGCAGGCGTCGCTTGATCCCGCTCAGCGCCCGGTGACGGTATACGATACGTGGATGCGGATCGACCGGGACGGGGACGGTATTCCCGAACTGCGGCACCTGATCGTTGCCGGCCCCGGCTGCAAAATCCTCCGTGACGAGCCGACCGACCATGTCCCGTTCGCGTGCTGGTGCCCGGTGCCGATCACGCACACGTTCTTCGGCAAGAGCATTGCTGATCTGACCACCGACCTACAGCGCATCAAGTCCGTCATCATGCGGCAGGTGCTCGATAACCTTGTCCTGGCGAACCATCCCCGCATGGCGGTGGTAGAGGGACAGGTCAACATGGACGACGTGCTCAACGATGAGTTGGGCGCGATCTACCGCATGAGGGCGGCCGGCATGGTCCAGCCGCTGGCGGTGCCCTTCGTCGCGTCGCAGTCCTTCCCGGTGCTGGAATATCTGGACACGGTGAAGGAGAGCCGCACCGGCCTTTCCCGTGCTTCCATGGGGCTCAACCCGGACAGCCTCCAGTCGACCACGAAGGCCGCGGTTTCGGCGACCATCAGCGCCGCACAGGGCAAGGTCGAGATGTTGGCCCGCCTGTTCGCCGAACAGGGCCTGAAGAAGCTGTTCCGCGGCATGCTCCGCCTGATCTGCAAGCATCAGGACCGGGAGCGCATGATCCGGCTGCGGAACCAGTGGGTGCCCATCGACCCGCGGCACTGGAACGCGGAAATGGACTGCATCGTCAACGTCGGGCTTGGCAACGGCCGGGATGAAGAAAAGCTTCAGGCCCTGATGCTGGTGAAACAGACGCAGGAAGGCATCATTCAGCAGTACGGCCCGAACAACCCCATGGTGAGCCTGCCGCAATACCGAAACACCCTCTCCGCGATCCTGGAGATTGCCGGCTATCGGGACAGCGGGAAGTTCTTCGGAGATCCGCCGGCCAACATGCCGCAGCAGCCCCCCGCGCCTGATCCGAAGATCGTTGAGGCGCAGACCAAGGCGCAGATCGCCATGCAGCAGGCGCAGGCATCGGCAGCGTTGGATCAGCAGAAGGCGCAACAGTCGCTGGCGCTGGAGCAAGCCCGCCTTGAACACGAAATGGCGATGCAGCGGTATCGCGTCGATCAGGAAATTGCGCTCAAGCGCGAGCAGTTCCAGGCCGAGTTGAGGCTCCGTCAGTCCCAAATGATCGCGGAAGCGCAGCTTGCGCAGCAGGGGCAACTACTCGACGCACACACGAAGACGAACATGCAGCCGGTCCAGATGGGTGGAGAGGTGGGATGACGACGATGCCGGATATCATGGGCGGCCTCTTGGGCGCGACTGCCCAGCCGCAGCAGCAGGGGCGGACCTATGTCCCCTACACGGGCAACCCCTACACCTACGGCCAAGGCGGGGAACACCAGTTCTTCGCCAACAACAGCCTTTCCAAGCTCAGCCCGCAGGCTGCCCCCAGCGCCGCGACACAGGCAGATGCGATGCAGGCCCTGTTGGCGATGCTGACCGCTCCGGGGTCTCGGAACGCATGGCAAGGCAACGGCGGTGCGGGGGGCAACTTCGGCATTGGCGGCCTTTCCAATGCCTCCAGCTTGGGCGGCTTCCTGTCCTCCACTCTCGGCAACATGGCGGCGGTGACAAGCCCCCTTGGCCTGTTCGGCGTGGGGTATGGCATCGCGAACAACAACCCGAGCCTTGGCCTATTCTCCGCAATCTCCGACGCCCTCGGTTGGGGCGGTGGGAGTGGTGGCGATGCGGGGTGGGGTGGGGGCGGCAACGGCATGGCCGGCGATCCGGGGAGCGGAACCGGTGATCCCGGCTCGGCTTACGGGTGAGATCATGAGCAATGATCCCAGCGTGCGGGCAGCACAGGCCAAGCGCATCCTTGAAGACGACATGTTTAAGGAGATGCTTGCCTCGATAGAGAGCAAAGCAACGGAGCAATGGCGTAGCTCAGAGCCGCATCAAACGGAAAAACGAGAGGACGCCTATCGAATGCTTCGCGCCATTGGTGACTTGCGCGCCGAATTTCAGCGCGTTGTTAACGATGGCGCTTTCGCTCGCAAAAGAGACGAGCGTAAGACTTGACGTGTAATCGCGTTAGTGCGATACATTAAATCGCTGAGCGTCGTGAGACGCCCAAGCCCTCAGATGGAGCTTTTCCATGTCCGACACCCCGGAAGGGACCGGAATTTCTGTTGATGATGCCATCGCATCGCTTCTGACCGGCCCCGCCGATACTCAGGAAGCCAGCGAGGCGCAGTCGTCCGCGCAAGCGGCCGGCAATTCCGCTCTGACCGAACAGGAAGCCCCCGTGGCGACCGAACAGGCGGAGCAGACGACCACCGAAGAGACGACCGAAGACAGCGGCCAACAGGAGCCCGCAGACGCTGGAAAGGTCCGGTTTAAGCTACCGGACGGAACCCCCGTCGAGGCCACCCTTGATGACCTGTCCAAGTCCTATCTGCGGCAGGCCGACTACACGAAGAAGACCATGGAGCTTGCCAACCAGCGGAAGACGCTGGAGCAGGCCGCGGAGACCATTCGTGTTGAACGAACCCGCGAACTCCAGATTTTGAACCTCGCACAGCAGATGCTGGCGCAGCAGGTGCCTCCGGAGCCCGATTACACGCTGGCGACTAGCGACCCCGTCGCCTTCGTCCAGCAGAAGGCCGCCCATGAAGCGGCCATGCAGCGGCTCCAGGCTCTGAACGTCCATCAGCAGCGCGTTGCCGAACAGGTCCAGGCGGAGCAGGTGCAGACCCTGCAACAGCACCTGACCAAGGAGGCGGAAGCGCTGGTTGAGCGCATCCCCGAATGGAAGAGCCCGGACGTCGCCAAGGCCGAAAAGACCAAGCTGATTGAGTTCGGCCGGTCTGTCGGCTTCACCGATGCGGAGCTGAGCGCGGTCTATGACAGCCGTGCCGTCGCCGTGATGCGGGACGCGATGCTCTATCGCGAACTGATGGCGAAGCGCCCGGCTATCGAGGCCAAGCCGGCCCCGGCGCCGAAGGTGCTTCAGCCGGGGACGACCCGAGCGGGGAATTCGAAGTCGACGGAGGCGGCGCGGGCTCATGCGCGTCTCGCCCAAACCGGCAGCGTTGATGACGCTGTCGCGGCTCTCCTCAAGGGATAACGATCATGGCCGTTCCGACCAATACCTCTCAGACCTACAACGTCACCACGATCAAGGAGGACATCTCCGACGTGGTCGACAAGGTCACCCCGACCGAGACCCCGTTTTACTCCATGCTCAGCAAGGGCAAGGCGGAGAACACCTATCACGAGTGGTCGGAGGTGGCTCTCGACTCCGCCACGGACAGCAACGAGGTGGTGGAAGGCGACGATCCCGGCGCTGATGCCGCCAACAACGCCGTGCGCCTCGGCAACTACTGCCAGCTTTCCGACAAGCTGGTTCAGGTGTCGAGCACCAACAACGCGGTGAGCGGTGTCGGCAACATTCAGACCCTGGCTCAGCAGGTCATCCTGAAGGGGCAGGCGCTCAAGCTGGACATGGAAAAGCAGATGCTTTCCAACAAGGCCGCTTCTGCCGGCTCGTCCAGCACCGCCCGGCGCTCGGCTTCGTTCATCAGCTTCATCCGCTCCAACGCCAGCCGCGGCACGGGCGGCGCCGCTCCAACTCTGTCGGGCACGACTGCCGGCTATCCGAATGCGGCCCCGACCGACGGCACGCAGCGCGCCTTTACGGAGACGCTGCTGAAGACCGTTCTCAGCTCCATCTGGAGCAACGGCGGCAATGCCAAATACGCCTTCATGGGCGCCACGCAGAAGCAGACCGCTTCCACCTTCACCGGCAACGCGACCCGATACAAGGAGGCGGAAGACAAGAAGCTGACCGCAGCCGTCGATATCTATGTGTCGGACTTCGGGGAGGTCCAGTTTGTGCCGTCCCGAAACATCCGGGCGCGCGACGTGATCTTGGTCGACCCGAACATGGTCGCGGTCGACTTCCTCCAGACCATGAAGCAGGAGCCCATCGCGAAGACCGGCCACAGCGAGAAGAAGCTGATCAGCGTCGAATACACGCTGAAGGTCCGCAACGAGAAGGCGCACGGCCACGTCGCCGACCTGTCGTGATGATGCCGGGGCGCTCTGATCGGGCGCCCCTCTCCCCCTCCATGGAGCCCGAAGACGATGGCCGATAAGACCGTGAAAATCCGCTGCATCTCTGACCGCAAGCCCTGGACCGATACCAAGGAACTCGCCAAGGGCGAAGTGGTGGAGGTTCCCGCCGACGTGGCAAAGCTGCTGATCGACGCCAAGTTCGCCGAGTCCGCTCCGGACGATGCCCCCGTGGGTGTGCCGCCGGCCGACGCGGAGGACTGACCATGTCGGGCGTCTCAACGCGGGTGCATGCCGGAGCCGATGGGACGCTGACCTTCGAGCGCGTCCAAGACTGCGATCCGATCTTGGACGCGAACAAGGCGCTCCAGAATGACGGGGACGGCTACAGCCCATCCCGTGAGCTTCGTCGCGTCGCGTCAATCCCGAACGTGCTCATCGAAAAGTGGCTGAACGAGGAAGGCATCAACTTCTTCAACCCGGACCACTGGCCTGCAATCCGCCGCAAGCTGAACAGCAACGAATACCTGTGGCTGCGCACTGCGCCGGGGCGGGTGTGATATGGCGCTCGGCACGTTCGATGAACTCAAGGCCACGGTCGCCGACTATCTGAACCGTGCCGATCTGACCGCAGCTATCCCGACGTTCGTTTCCCTGGCGGAGGTGCGGCTCAATCGCGATCTGCGAACCCGCTTCCAAGAGACTCAGGTCACTCTGTCGACTGTGGCAGGCACCGCAACCGTTCCGTTGCCGGCCGACTATCTGGAGGCCCGCGGCATGGTCCGGCTGACCACGCCCACCGGCAACCTGACCTATCGGACCCCGGCCGACCTATCGGCGCTCTACGGCTCGAATTCCGGGGCGCCCGCTGCCTATACCGTGATCGGCTCCAACTTCAAGTTCGGCCCGGTCCCGGACACCGTCTATTCGGTGGAACTCACCTATACGGCCAAGGTTCCGGCGCTGAGCGATGCGGCCCCGACGAATTGGGTTCTGACCAACAGTCCGGACCTATACCTCTATGCCACCCTGTTGGAAAGCGCGCCCTACCTTCAGGAAGACGCGCGTATCACCGTTTGGGGGCAGCTTTACGACGCCGCGCTAGGTCGCGTGCAGCAGCAGGATGAACGCGCCCGTTGGCCGTCCTCCCCTCTCAGCATTCAGGTGACGCGATGGTGAGCGTTGAAGCCTCCGCTCCCGGCTGGGCGCGCCGTGTGGTCGATGACCTGAACGCGGAGCTTGACCGGCTGCGATCCCAGCGCCGCAACGCTCCCGTGCCGCTCCCGTCGTTCAGCAAGGCCGACCTGCCGGCGGCACCCTCCTATCCCCGCTGCATGATCTTCGTACCCGATGAGGCTGGAGGGGCAACCCCCGCTTTTAGCGACGGAACCACCTGGCGGCGCGTCGCTGACCGCGCCATCGTGTCTTGAGGTGAACCATGCCGAGTACTCCTAGCCCGCGCCTCCGTGCTGAGCTTCAGGCCCTTGGCGAAAACCTCAATACCTGGGGGGACGGCCGGCTCAACGCTGCGCTCACCCGGCTTGAAGAGGCGATTGCGGACGTCGTGCCCATCGCGGTCACCGGCACGTCCTATGTCCTGACCAGCACGAACTATGTGGCAGATGAAGCCCGCGGCGCTGCGCTGGTCATCACTGGCACACTGACGGGCAACACGACCGTCACGGCCCCAACCGTCGAAAAACTGTACCTGATCGACAACCGGACGACACAGGGCGGCTTCAGCCTGACGATCAAGACGGCGGCCGGCACGGGCTACGCTCTGCGCCCCGGCCCGCAGTGGGTGTTCTGCGACGGAACGGACTTCACCCGCGGCGGCCCGCGCCTCGATCAGATGCCGTTGCCGACCGGCCCCGTCGACATGAACACGCAGCGTCTGACCAACCTTGCGACTCCGACGGCAACCACGGACGCAGCGACCAAAGCCTATGCTGATGCACAGGCCGCCTCGGTCTCTGGCTATGCATCCGCTGCGGCAACGTCCGCCGGCAATGCAGCGACGTCTGCGACGAACGCCCACAACAGCGAGTTGGCGGCGGCAGCCAGTGCCGCAGCGGCGCAGACCTGGGACCCGACCAACTACGTTCCGAAAGCTGGGGCGAACCTGACCGGCGCGCTGAACGAAACCGCTGTGACGGTGGCGAGCGCGGCGACCGCGGACATCGGCGCGGCGGCGGGGAACGCCGTGCGCGTGACCGGCACCACGACCATTACGGCACTCGGCACAGCGCAGTCCGGCGCCCGTCGGCACGTCACTTTCTCCGGCGCGTTGACCCTGACCCACAACGCCACGTCGCTGATCCTGCCGGGCGCGGCCAACATCGTCACGGCGGCCGGCGACACGGCGGAGTTCGAGAGCCTCGGCTCCGGCAACTGGCGATGCATGGAATACAACAGGGCAAGCGGCGTCGCTCTGCCCGCGATTGGGAATGTGCTGGCTGTGCCCGTCACGCCGAAGGTGGCGTCTGTGACGTGGAGCAGCACGATCACCCTGGACCTGACCGCCGGCAACAAATTCCCCGTCACACTAGGCGGCGCCACGACCTTCGCCAATCCGACGATTACGGCAGCGATGGTGGGCATGGAGTTTACTATCATCCCAACGCAGGACGGGACGGGCAGCAGAACTGCCAGCTTCGGTTCCTACTTCAAGTTCCCCAACGGGACGGCCCCGACCGCCAGCACGGCGGCCGGTAAGCGGGACCGCGTAATCTGCGAGGTGGTCAGCACAACGGCCATTGATGCTGTTTACGTGAAGGGGTTCTGACGATGGACCACTTCATCCGTAGGCCGTCCGGATTGCTGGTGCCGCCGGAACCGCGCATCCACCGGCCCCATCTCTGCGATCTGTTCGGCGGCAACATGATGGCCGGCTCGTCGCTGGTCCTGGTGCTGTTCAAGCTGTGGGCCGCAGGCGGCGGCGCAGGATGGGGTGGAACCAATCCGACCGGTGGTGGCGCCGGCTATGTCGAGTTTTCAGCGCTCTTGGCCTCCGGCACTGCGATCACGATTGAGGTGGGGGTCCGTGGATGGGTCAACGGATACAACTACTCCCGTCCGTACCCCGCAGGCGGTGGCGAAAACTATCTCGGTGGCGAGCATCCGCAGGGCGGCCAAGGTGGCGGGCGATCCGGCATTCGCATTGGAGCGACATACCTTGGCGTTGCTGGCGGTGGCGGTGGCGGAGGCGTTGACGCTGGCAAAGGCGGAGCCGGCGGGCCAAGCGGCCAGGACGGCGGCAGCAATATGGACTTCAGCGGCCTGACGTCCGCAGGCCGCGGTGCGACGTCAACGAGCGGCGGCGCGGGCGGATATGGTGACGGAGCCGACGGACAATCCGGCGCGGCTTTGCAGGGCGGCAATGCCGGCTTCTATTCGGCTGGAAGCTCAACTGGCGCAGGCGGTGGGGACGGCTGGTACGGCGGCGGTGGGTCCAACGGCTATCGGCGTAGCGGTGCGGGCGGCGGCTCCAATTACATCAACTCCGCACTGGCCACGGCCATCCAGAATTTGGGCGGCAACTGGCAAACACAGGCCAATGCGTCCGATCCGGATTGTGGTGGCGCTGGGCTCGGAAGTCCAGGCAGCGCCAATCCAGGCAATCACGGCAAGGTGGTAATATACATCAACAGCACTCAGTACGTCTTCAATGCGACGGGCGCCGATCAAACCTTGATTACTCCTTGAGGCTTCCAATGATCCTTCCTGTTGCAATCGTAATCGATGGAAGTGTGATTGCGTGCTTCCGCGACGCAGCGCCGTTTATCTACGGCTCCGGCGATGATGCTGTTCAGCATCCATCCGATGCATGGGCGCTATGGAGCCCGAGCGATTGGGCAACCATGTGCCCCGGCTGGGGGATCCTGCCGCTGATCGATACGTCGCCTTCGGTTGCCGGCAAGCGGGCCGAACAGAAGCCCATGGCCGAATGGACCATCGGCGCCGACGCCGTGACCGTCACATATCGGCTGGTAGACCTGACACCGGAGGAGGTTGCCGCACAGGGCGCCGCTCTGAAACAGCAGGTCGCAGCCGCCGTGCAGCGCCACCTCGACGCGACCGTTTCGCCTCGCAACTACACCTCTGCCGCCGCTGCTGTGAGCTACGTCGGCGACCCAAACCCACAGTGGGACGCAGAGGGCCGGGCGGTGCTGGCGTGGCGCTCTGCTGTCTGGACGGCGTGCTTTGTCGCGCTGGACGCGGTGCTGTCTGGTGAGCGCCCGCCGCTGACACCGGAAGAGATGGTCGCGGAACTGCCGCCGCTGATCTGGCCGGAGGCGTAGCCGATGCTGTCGAAAATCCCCTTCCAGCCGGGCGTGGTCAAAGACGACACCCCCCTATCGGCCGAAGGAACGTGGATTGATGCTGACAAGGTGAGGTTCGTGCGTGGGAAGGCGCAAGTCATCGGCGGGTGGGAGACCCTGACCACCTCCACTGTCAACGGCATTTGTCGCGGGCTCCACACATGGGCAAGTAACGATGGCGCCCTGAACGTCGGTCTCGGGACGCACACGAAGCTCTATGCCTATCGCGGCGGCGGCCTCTACGACATCACCCCGACGGGGCTTGCGGCTGGCAATGCTGACGGGACGGGCGGCGCGGGGTTCGGCACAGGCGCCTATGGCGTCGGCACCTACAGCAGCCCATCGAGCGTGACGTTCTACCCGCGCACATGGACCCTGGATAATTGGGGGCAGAACCTCGTTGCCTGTCCTCGCGGCGGCGGGCTGTACGAATGGGCACTCAACACCTCCAGCCCGGCGGCGCTCATCACGAACGCCCCGGCATCGTCGCAAGGTCTGTTTGTCACGCCGGAACGTATCCTCGTAGCCTATGGCGCTCATGATGGGATCGCGACTGACCCGCTGCTGCTGAAGTGGTGCGATCAGGAAAACAACACGGCCTGGACCCCGAGCGCCACGAACCAAGCCGGCGACTATCGCCTCTCCGTCGGCTCCCGGATTGTGCGCGGCGTAGCGTCGCGCGGGCAGAACCTCATATGGACCGACTCTGCCCTCTACGGCATGCGCTACCTTGGCGACCCCCTGTTGGTGTTCGGCTTCACGCTATTGGGCTCCGGCTGCGGCCTGATCGGCCCCAATGCCATGGCGGAGAAGGACGGGGCGGCGTTCTGGCTCTCATCGTCCGGCCAGTTCTACGTCTACAACGGTGGCGCTCCAGCGCCGATCCCTTGCCCGGTGCGGGATTGGGTCATGGAGAACCTGTCCCATGTCCAAGCCGACAAAGTCTATGCATCCGCCAACGCTGCATTCAATGAAATATGGTGGTTTTATCCCGACGCTCGGGATGGAAATGAAGTCAGCCGATATGTAGCCTATAACTATGCGGAAAATCACTGGACCGTGGGGACATGGAACAGGACTGCATGGCGCGATGCTGGCGTTATGCCATATCCTGTTTCCGTGGATACGAACGGCGTGATTTACTATCAGGAGCGGCTGCACTCCGCGAATGGCGGTGCTATCAGCGCCTCGCTGGAGAGCGCGCCTGTGGACGTTGGCGACGGGGATAATCTGATGCACGTCAGCCAGATCGTTCCGGACTTTGAGGACATGGAGGGGGCTGTCAACATCACCCTGAAATCTCGGCTCTACCCGTCTGCGGCGGAGACTGTCACCCCGGCGCAGACCGTAACGGCGATGACAACCAAGCTCGATACCAGGGTAACCGCCCGGCAAGTCGCGTTGCGGCTGGAGAGTGCGTCTGCCCCGTCCTTCTGGCGGCTCGGCTCAATGCGGCTGGACATCAGGCAGACGGGGGCGCGTCGATGATCGATTGGAGCGCGCCAAAGCTGCAAAAGGCCCTGGACTACGCCGGCAACACACACACGGTTGACGACGTCCGAGCGGCTGTGGCGCTGGGCAACATGCAGGTGTGGCCCGGCAAGCACTCCGTAATGATCACGGAAGTGGTCCAGTACCCGCAAGTCAAAGCGGTGCGCGTGTTTGCTGGTTATGGCGACCTTAAAGAGCTTCGCCAGATGGAAGGATCGGCTGTGGCCTGGGCGACTTCCATAGGATGCACGCGGTTAGAGGGGTTTGGTCGCGTTGGGTGGGGCAGGGTCTTGCGAGATAAGGGCTATCAGGCTCGGGTGTTTTGTTGGAAGTCTATCAAAGTCTAGCGAATACTGCTAGACTATGGTAGTTTTTGCTAGACCAGCGTCGGATGACGCCGGCCTTCCCAGCGATGGAGACGCCACATGTCCGGCGGCGGCAGCGGCAATACCCAAACCGTTCAGCAGTCGGTTCCGCCCTATTTGCAGAACCAACATCAGCAGAACCTGACCGACGCAAACAACGTCACCGGCATGGAGTACCAGCCGTACACCGGCCCGCGCATTGCCGGGTGGACGGATGACCAGACGAACGCCTTCAACATGCTCCGCGGTTCGCTCGGGACGTGGCAACCGGCGGTGAACACGGCGACCACTGCGGCGTCCGGCATTGCCTCCGGACAGCAGGCGGTTCCGCAGGTTCGCCCTGCATCTCAGCAGTTCAATGCGCAGAGCTACCTGTCGGCGAACCCCGACGTCGCCGCTTGGGCAAAGGAACAGGCTGTTGCTACTGGCAAGTCCCTGGATCAGCTTGCCAATGAGCATTGGAACACGTTCGGCATGGCGGAGAACCGCTCGGGCGCCATGCAGGCCATCCAGGCGCCGCAGATGCAGGCCGCTCAGATGGACCGGGGTAACATTCGGGATGTATCGGCACAGAAGTTCACCGATGCCGACCTGAACAGCTACATGAACCCCTACACTCAGTCGGTCATCGACACGACGCTGAACACGCTCAGCCGGCAGAATGACGTTCTTCAGAACCAAGCGAATGCCAGAGCGGCGGCGGCCGGGGCGTTCGGCGGTTCACGTCAGGCTGTGATGAACGCGGAGAACAACCGGAACTATCTCGATCAGGCCGCCACGACCACGGCGCAGCTTAACGACCGGAATTTCACGCAGGCGCAGAGCGCGATTGCGGGTGATCAGAACCGCGCTCTTCAGGCGGGCATGGCGAACCAGAACATGGACTGGAACGTCACCAACGGGAACGCCAACCTTCAGCAGCAGGCCAACGCCACGAATGCTGGGCTACAGTGGGATGCAACCGCGCTGAACGCCAATCAGGGCATGCAGGCGGCGCTTGCGAACCAGTCGGCGGGCTTGCAGGGCGCCGGGCAGCAACTGACTGCGGCGCAGCTTCTGGCGGCCTTGGGCGGTCAGGGTCAGCAGTACAGCCGGAACGACGCCAACGCCTTGCTTGGGATTGGCGGCACGCAGCAGGCTTACAATCAGAGCAACCTGGACCTTGCCTACAACGATTTCCTGAACCAGCGGAACTACCTGTCGCAGCAGCTTGCAGCCCGGAACAACTATCTCAACCCCGGCATGTCGATGGGCGGCACGTCCTCAACGACGATGCCGGGCGCGTCGTGGCTTCAGGCGGGCATTGGCTCACTCGCGGGGCTTGGCGGCGCCTATTCGATGCTGACAGGCAACCCGATCTTCGGGACCGGCGGATTGCTCGGCGGCCTGGGCAGCAGCGCGGCCGGGACGATCACGGCCCCGATCCTAGACTCCACGGCCTCCGGGCTCGGCAGCATGATCGCGTGACGCCATGGCCGTTCCAAGCTTCACCCAATACGATCCGATCATCCAAGCGGCGGCCAAGCGGTTCGGCGTAGACCCGAACCTCATCCGTGGCGTGATGGCGCTGGAGAACTACGGCGGGAACGCTGGCTTGCGCGGCGGCTCCGGAGAGTTCGGCCTCATGCAGGTCATGCCGGGCACCTACGCCGACCTTGCCCGCCGGCATGGGTTGGGCTCCGACGCTTCCGACCCGTCCAACAACATCATGGCCGGGACCGCATACATCGCGGAGAACCTTCAGGCCAACGGCGGGGACGTTGCAAAGACGCTGGCGGCCTACAACGCCGGCCCTGGCGGTTCCGCCAAGTTCCGGCAGACGGGGGACGCTTCCACCCTTCCGGCTGTGACGCAGGGCTACCTTCAGCGCGCGGCCCGGTTCGGGGTGATCGATCCGAGCCAAGCATCAGCCGTCGAAATCACAGACAGCCCGCGGGGGAGTTCCATGCCCGGACGAAACTATGCGGCCACTTATACCAGCGAAGAGGCGGGCGTCCCGCCGCTGACTGAGGCGGACGTTGTGCGGATGATGAACGCGCCCCGCTCGCCTTATCGCTCCACCGATGATAGCGGCGGGCGGGCGGTTGTCGATGCACTGCGCGGGCAGTTCGGGCAATCCGCGGGCGCTCCCCCTGGACTCCTCTCCCAAGGAACCCCCGGCCCGTCAGCCGATGGCATGGGCGGCCTACTCGGCAACGGACAGTTCCAAGGGCAGGCGCTCCTTGCCCTGGCGTCCGGCTTGCTGAGCGGGCGCAATTGGGCGGAAGGGCTTGGCGGCGGCATGCAGAACCTTGCGCAGGTGGCGAGTGCCGCTCAGCAGCGGGCTATGCAGCAGCGACAGCTTGACCGGCAGGACCGGAACGACAAGGCCGATCAGGACTGGCGCCGCATGCAGTGGGAGCGCCTGTCGCAGAACGACGCCCGCGATCAGGAATGGAAGAAGCAGACGTTCGACCGTCAGGCGACCAATGACCAGTTTGACCAACAGTACCGCCGCGACGCCCTCCGCATCCAAGAGATGAACGCGACGAAGCAGAACAAGCCCGACGTCATCAAGGCGATGGAGGCGGCCGGCATCGATCCGGCATCGCCTGCCGGTCAGCAGTACCTGCGGCAGAAATACCTTGGCGGGTTCGGCGAAGACCCGTCGACGGGCGCCGCTGACCGCTCGACCATTGCCGCGACGCTGGGGGTTCCTCTGGCTGACGTTGACCCGTATTCCGACCCGAAGCTCTCCCCCAAGGGCAAGGAAAACCTGTTGCTCGCCAATCAGAAGGCGGCGGAGAAGCGCTTTGCCGACCTTCAGGAGGCGGAAGACGCGGCCCGTCAGCAGGCGCAGCAATACAAGCGCTTCTTGGACCTGAACGACCGAGTCGAAACCGGCGGCAAGTATGCCATTCCGGGCGCTCAGTCCATCGGCAGCGCGTTGGACAGCGACGTTTCGGAAATGTCGTCCATCACGGCGAAGATCGCCCCGACGCTCCGGGCACCGGGATCGGGAGCGGTCTCGGACTTCGACGCGAAGCAGTTCCTCCGTGGGACCGTCGGACTCGACAAGCCCCGAGAGGCAAACCGGGCCATCGCTACCGCCGGCCTCGCTGCGTCTCAGCTCACCATCGACCGGGGGCAGTTCGAGCGAGCCTATTTCGACGCGAACAAGACCCTCTCCGGCGCGGATCGGGCTTGGCAGAGCTACCTGAACGCAAATCCGATCTTTGACCCGTCGGCGAAGGAGGGGGCCTTGCGCCTCAACTCCAACCGCAAGGGCTGGCGCGACTTCTTCAAGGCGCAGGGCAGCCCATCCGATGCGGACATGCGTGAGGGAACCGCCAACCCGGCGCGGGCTCTCCCGCCGGGCAGTGAGGTTGTCGACGGGGCGCAACCGGCCGGCGGTGCGTCGAAGCTGTCCGATGACGACATTCTCAAGTCGCTGGGGCTCAAGTGATGGCTGAAGATCGCGCGGCATTGCTGGCTGAAGCTTACCGTCGGGGCATCCTTCCCCCTGATCAGGCAAGCGCCTATGAGGAAGCCCTCCGACGTGGGCTGATCGGCGGGGACGCGAAGGACGCAGCCCCATCCAAGCCCAAGGCGTCCGGAGACACCATGTCCGCCGGACTCCGCGGTCAGATCATGCAGGGCGTCACGCTCGGGTTCGGAGACGAGTTCAACGCCGCAAGCCGATCCGCCCCCGGCTGGATCGCAAACCTCGTGACCGGCAATGTCCCGCTGTCCGACGTCGGGAAGGCGCTGGGCATCAGCGAGGGGCAGAGCGAACTGAACAAGGCGTACAACGACCGCCTCGCCGCAGAGCGTGCCGACCTGGAGGCGTACCAGCGGGCGCACCCCGTTGCATCCTTGGCCGGGCAGGCTCTCGGGAGCTTGGTCGCTGCCCCGGCCGGAGCCATCAACGCCATGCGCGGCGGGGCAGAGGTTGCCTTGCCCGCGGCGAAGAGTGGCGCGGCTATGGCTGGCGATCTGTTGACGACGGGCGCGACCATGGGTGCGGTCAGCGGCGCCGGTAATGCGGACGGCGGGCTCTCGGATCGACTCGGCGGAGCGCTTGAGGGGGCGGCCATCGGCGGCACTCTCGGCGTAGCTGTGCCCGCCCTCATCTCTGGCGCCGGCCGCACTCTCGGGTGGGCGGGCTCAGCGCTGGGGCTGCGGAACGCGGACAAGGCGGCTGAGAACAAGGTTCTCCAGGCACTGGCGCGCGATGGCGTGTCGCTGGACGAACTCCCCGGCCGCTTCACTGCGACCAACAAGCCGCTTGGGTTGCTGGACGTTGGCGGGGAGAACACGCTCGGCCTCGCTCGGACGGCGGCAGGCACCCCCGGCACGGCCCGTCAGGTGGCGGCCGATATGCTCGAAGGGCGGCAGGCTGGACAAGTCGGGCGCCTCGCTGGCGACATCAGGGGCAACGTAGCGCCGCAGGGCTTCCACGACGAGGCAGCCGCCCTGATCGCGAAGCGCAACGCCGACGCAGCGACGCTCTATCCGGAGGCGATGAGCACCAAGCCGGTATGGTCGGAGCGCATTCAGCAGTTTCTAGACGACCCAATCGCCAAGGGCGGACTGCGGCAGGGGCTGGAAATCCAGCGGCTGGAGGCGCTTGCCCGTGGGGAGAAGTTCAACCCCCTGGATTACGCCATTACCGGCTTCAACGAGGCAGGAGACCCGATCCTGTCGGGCGTGCCGAACATGCGGACCCTGAACACCGTCAAGAAGGGGCTCGACAACATCCTTGAGGGCTACCGGGACAGCACCACGGGGCGCCTGGCGCTGGACGAGCGCGGCCGGGCTGTCGATCAGGTGCGCCGCGCCTTCTTGGGTGAGGTCGACAACCTGAACCCCGACTATGCCGCCGCTCGGCAGGCGTGGGCAGGACCGACGCAGGCGCGCGACCTGATGCAGCGCGGGCGGGACTTCGCGAAGATGGACGCCCCCGACATTGCCCGAGAGGTGGCGAGCATGTCGGATGCCGACCGAGAATTCTATCGGATCGGCGTGGCGCAGGCTCTGCGTGACCGGCTGTTCCGGGACACTGCGCAGCCGGGGCAGAATGCGGCGCTCCGCGTGTCCGGTGAGGGGCTGAATGAGAAGCTGACCGCTGCCCTTGGGAAGGAGAAGGCCGACGCCCTCCTATCCAGCGTGAAGGCTGAAGCCGATATGACCGCCCGGCGCAACTTCGTCCGTGGCGGCTCTCAGACGGCCAACAAGCAAGCCGACGCGGCAGACATGGCGGTCGACACTGGCGTTCTCCAAAGCCTGCTGCGTGGCGACATCAAGGGCGCGGCCCTCAACTCCGTAGGCTCTGCCGTCCGTCGCGCCTCTGGCATGACCCCGTCGACCGCCAACAGCCTAGCCGGGCTGCTGTACGAGACGGACCCGACGATGAACGCCTTCATCCTGTCGCGCCTCCAGCACCGCCTGAACTCCAACATGGCAGCCGAACGCCCCGTTGCGGCCGGCGCTAGAGCCTTTGCCCGCGCCTCTGGCGTGGCTGTCCCCGGTCTACTGAACTAGGAGCCCCATCTTGGACCAAGAAACCATCCTGAAGGCGATTGGGGCAGTTGCCGTACCGGCGGCCGGCTTCCTGTGGTTCGCCATCCGCATGTCTTGGGCAGCGGCGAAGCGTGACGCCCTGGTTGACGGGCTTGCGAAGTCCCTGGACGCCCTCAAGGAGCGTGTGGACGACCACGACGACCTGAGAGAGCGCTTAGCCCGCATGGAGCAGGGCTTTCACGACCTGAGAAACACCCTCCAACAGTTTCTGACCGCCGTCACCAAGCGCCCCGTGGAGTAAGGATCGCAGCATGACCGTCACCACCCTGGAAAAGCTCCCCCGTGGCATCCGGAACAACAACCCCGGCAACCTGCGGCATGGAGATGACTGGCAGGGGCTGTCCGACCGGCAGCCCGACACCGCGTTCTGCACCTTCGATGACCCCGTGTACGGCCTGCGGGCCATGATGCGGACGCTGCTGTCGTACCGGAACAAGCACGGGCTCCGCACGATCCGGCAGGCCATCGGCCGATGGGCTCCACCGAACGAAAACGATACCGACGCCTATGTCCAATCTGTGGCGCGACGTTGCGGCGTGGACCCGGACGCCGCGGTCAACTGGTCCGAGCCAGTGATGATGGTCAGCATCACGCGCGCCATCGTGACGCACGAAAACGGCCGGGCTCCGGCAGGCCGCCCGGCAGATTGGTACGAGCCCGCCATCTACAGCAAGGCCGCGCGTCTCGCTCTCGGCGCCGGTTGATGGCCAGAGCGGCACAATCATCGGTTGACGATGCGCCGCGGTGGTCTTTTGCGCTTCGACCAGCGATCTAGTCAACATTTTCAACGTTTTAGGTTGGCGACTCCACGACACGTCGACCAGCACTAACGGTTGCATATATCCGCAAATTGGAGGCAGGATCATGGCCGTAGCTATCCCGCTCATCACCGCGCTTACCCCCCTCATCTCCGACCTGATCGACCGCATCCCCGATCCGGACGCCAAGGCCAAGGCAGCGGCTGAAGCCAACGCCAAGTTGGTGGGCATGCTCCAGGCTGGCGACACGGCGCAGCTTCAGGTGAACGCCGCAGAGGCCACCAACCCGTCTGTGTTCGTCTCGGGCTGGCGGCCGGCTGTCGGGTGGGTCTGCGTGCTCGGGCTGTTCGTCCAGGCAGTCGGCTACCCGCTGATGGGCTGGGGGCTGTCGATCTGGTCCCCCGGCACGCCCATGCCGCAGATCGACACCGACACGCTAATGGGGCTACTGGTGCCGCTGTTGGGCTTGGGGGCGTACCGGACCTTTGAGAAGGTCAAGGGCGTGTCCCGGTAGGTGTCATGGGGGCTGTCCCTGTTGGTTCACCGAATGTTCTTCGGGGCAGCCCGTCGCCTCACCTAGCGGACCTGACCAGAGACGGTAAAGGGGTGTTCTGGCCGGGGAGAGGCAAGGATAGGGAACTCAGAAGCCCTTACCCTCCCTCTGGCACAGACCTAACGCTCACGCAGGTTGACTGTATGGTGAAGAACGCGCGTAGCAGTGCCCGTGCCAACACCCCATGTCAATACCCTAAATTAAAATTACGCTATATCAATGGCTTACTGGGCATTTTTCAGCCCTATCAATTTAGTTTCATTTGAAATCGTAGCCGACAGCTGTCCTAAATAGGTCAGCATCGCTGCCATATATGCCATACACAATTTTGCCTGATGCGCCTATCGCCGAATTATCTTCGGCAATTCAACCATTAAGCCGAACAAAAATCACGATACGTCAGCATTGCTGTCCTATTATAGCGACAACACAAGGGGCCTCCGCAGTCTCCCGCGAACGGCCCCTTGGTATCGCCAGCCGATAATAAGGCGTCAGTCTTCGGGGCCGCCCCCAAGGTCTATAGTGGCGTCCGTCCCCTCCATGTGGATGGGGGTTCCGCTGGCATTGATGATCAGAAAATCCAAGCCGCCGATTTCACCTTGCTCAATGTACCCGTTGCAAACGTCATCCACGCATTCAGGAAGCGTAGCCATCAACCATTCATGTATCGATGCCGGCCAGCAATCCGCACATGAAGTAGCTGCCTGATCACGGAAATGCATCTTCAGAAGATCAACCACCTCTCCCGCCAGACGTTCGGCATCATCCTCAATGGTGTCTTGGTTGAAGAGCTTTTCATCTCTGGCGCTAAACCCGCGCTTCTCGATCTCAGAGAGTATCCAATCCATCATAGAGTTGCGGATTGAGCGCTCAGCCCGGCGGCTCAGCGATAGCTCAATGCCGCAATCGTCAGGAGTAATCTTCATTGCCATCTCTGCCACCTACTTACGGTAATGCCGTCACGATACAAGGCCGGGATGCGCCTCGCCATCCCCCATCGGTCGATAGGGGCGCGGCTTCCGGCCGGCGGCGATGTCTTCCGCAGCGGCCAAGAAGGCGGTGCGGAAATCAGAGTCGAAGGAGCGGGACAGCACGATCCAAGCGCGCTCTTCCTCCGTGATGCTCGGGCGGCTCATTTCTCCCCCTTCGCTTTCTGACGGGAGGCAAGCACCGCAGACCGGCGGACAGCCTTCCACAGCCGGGCGCGGAGTTCGTCCAGTGCGCTGTCGATCTCCGCCGCGATGGCGTCCAGGGTTTCCGATCTGGTCATGCCACGGCACTCCGCATGTAGGCGTCCAGTTTCGGGAAGGGCGGGATCAGTGCTGCGGCTTCGCTCAGCAGACCGCGCTCCATCTCATGCACCATCCGAATAATGAACTGATCGACAGTGTCCAATTCCTCAATAGCGCTTTCGCTATGCTCTGATTTAATGTAAGCGAACATCTTGAGCCTGATGAGCATGCCCACCGAAGAATTATGCGGCGTTTCGATGATCGGCCACTTCAATTCATAGCTGATGTTCAGGACGTCTTCTTCTTCCTTCTGCAATTCCGGAAGGCCGGCCTTCTTTTCCCAACGGCGTTGAATGGTCCATTGCCTTGCGTGCTCAAGAAGCCGCGCCACCCCCCGCTCTTGTTCCGCGATGACGTCTGGAGATGCGTGCGCCGCGACGCGGGCCTTCAGCAGCTCTTCGCTCAGCCCTGCGCCCATCCATTCGCGGAGCGCATTGGCGGGATAGTTCTCTTCAATCCAGCGCCCGACAGCCTCATAGACGAGCTTCTTGTTGAGCGCCTTGACGTCATCCTCAAGCGGCCGGCGCGGGAAGTCATCGGGCACCGAGTGCCGCCTCCGGATCGCGGGCCTCCACTCGGGCGCGAACTCACGGACACCATTTTTGCCGACGCCGCCCCATCGTACCCACTCGGGCATTTTGGCGATGGCCGCCCTTTTGCGTTCGGAGATGTCCGCAAGACGATCCTCAATTTCGATGTACGCGCGCCAGAGCGAAAGGAGGTGGTCATCCTCCGTGGCCTGGACGGGAGCCCCGGCGATGGGAGCGAACAGGACGGCGGCAGCGCCACCCTTGAGAAGAGAACGCCTGTCCATATTTCACCCCTCCATCTTCATGACGGCGCGCACCGTCGGCATGTGCTGTTCCACGTTCAGCGCGATCATCGAGCGCTCAACCAAGGGCCAATCGTCATCCGTCAGCCCGCGAAGGAGGTTGAGAAGGTGCGGGCGCTGGTCCGCCGTCATCCGCTGGTACACGGCCATGATGATGGCGTCTGCGTCGGACATCAGAACCTTCTGTGCGGGCATGGGCTGGGGCTCAAGCATGGGCCGCCTCCGCATCCGGCAGGTGGTCCAGCTCGCCGCGGTCTTCTTCCGGCTCCATGTCCGGATCGGCGTCCATGCAGTCCAACACGGTCAACAGCGCGTCGACGGTGCGTTCAATCAGCCGGCGGCAGTGGGGAGGGGCCTTGCCGAACGTCTCTGCGGCGTCCAGGGCTTCCCGGAGCGCTTCAGGCAGGGAGGGCGCGCGTTCCACGACGCGCAAAGCGGGAGAGATTTTGTGTCCCACACGTTGAACAGCTATTGCGCCGTTCGATTGCGGGGCTATACTGAGGACGAGTTTAGGCATTGCCGTCATCTCCACGAAAGATGGGCGGTAAGTCAGGGGCCGGTTGAGCGCTGCAACGCTCGCCGGCCCTACTCATTTGCGGGGAGTGAGCCCCGCGACTCGGGGATCAGACGTCGCTGCGTCTGCTGCCGATCACGCTTTTCATGTCTCAACCTTTCGGGGGAAGTCACCCACGAGTGGGTGGAAACCAACCATACATCCGAGGTATGCTTGCCGCAATAGTTTGAATTGCCCCAAGGTGCCAGATGACAGCGACCCTCTGTGACATTGGCAGCATGACTCCCGAACAGCTCCGCATGGCCCGAGCCGCCCTTGACTGGTCGGCTGAACGCTTGGCCAACGAATGCGGCATTGGCGTTAACACCGTGCGCCGAATTGAGAAGGGGCGCGGTGCGCTGTACGAGACGATCCAGAAGCTCCAGAAGACCCTTGAGGCGGCTGGCGTCGAGTTCATCGGCGAAGGGGAGTATCGGGGCGACGGCGGGCCGGGCGTGCGCCTGCGCAAAGGGGTTATCTAAGCCTCGACAGCCGACGATTGCCGTTTCATGCTGCCACGGTTGCGTTGAGCGATGGACGCTCGCGCGTGTCCGGGGTCTGAACCATGATGCTGCGACTTCCATTCCTGATCGGGGCTCTAGCCCTGTCTCTGGCCGGCTGCCAGACCACTAAGGGGCCGACGGAGACAACTATCCAAGCAGCCATGGCGAAGATGCCGGAACAGTGCCCATTGCGCGCAGAGTTGCCCACTCCTGTGTATTCAGTAGATCATTCAAATGCACCTGTGAACGGTCCGGGCGCGTTCGACTTCGCTGTAATGTCCGGTGCAAATGGAAGTGCGTTTATGATCCGCTGTTCATGCGGCGATGCTTTCGATATGTCCAAGATTGACGCCATCAGGGCACAAAGTATGCGCCGCATGGTAGTGGATATGGACGGGTGGACGCTTGACGATCTGAAGTTCTTTGACGATGGGCCGACGAAGCGTTCTGACGATATATCGTACAGAGATGATTACACTGGCTCCCGCGTGCGCAAGGCGATCAGCTACTATGGCGGCCATTGTGTGCAGTCGGTTGAGGGCATGGGCCTCAAGACTGACCTTGCCCGTATCGACGCATTCATGAAGTCGATACGGGATGTCCGGAAGCCGCAGCAACCCTCCACGGTAACGGCCCCCACCTCGGGCACTGGCCGCACACCGGCCGACCGACTCCGCGATCTGCAGGCGCTGCGGGATCAGGGCCTCATCACCCCGGCGGAGTACGAGCAAAAGCGGGCGGTTATCGTGGGGGCGCTGTAGGGGGGGGGGAGAACGAAATAAACAAAAAACGCCAAATCATCGATCTGCCAAGCATCAACCGACGCATAGCGAGCGTTGCCATCAATATAGGAAACTTGAATGTTCTGGTATTTCATGGCAGGAAAACTGATATCGAACTTTGCTGAGAGCTTTGTGGACAACGTTATAAGAGATACTGTTTACCCCGTCCCTGGGAGTGTGGTCTACTGCGAGTTGACGTTTGGGCTGTGCGAGCATAGCGGCATTTATATAGGTGGCGATGAAATCGTCCATCTTGATGGCTCTGGCTACATTGAACGTGTATCGTCCAAAGAATTCTTGGAGCGTCTCAAGGGGTTAAATACTGCGATAAGCATATATGTTTCATGTGAAGACAAGGCTCCAGCCCGGAGTTCGATGGCTGTTGGACGTGCAAAGGAAATGGTCGGTCATAAAAGGGCCTACAATGTTATTTTGGACAACTGTCATCAGTTTACGTCCGGGTGCCTAACTGGCAACTTTAATAACACCGACAACTTCCTGTGGATGTTGAAGGACACAGCTCGGAGGGAGATCGGTGCGAACTCGTGGAGAGTATGGAACCGCCCGCCGGTAGGTTAGCCAGTTATGGAATGCTGGCAGAGGAGTAGCCTCTGCACTCTCTGCCGGCCAGTCTCTGCGCATCTTCTTAGCGCTTCTGGCCTTTCTCCCGCTCTGCCTTTTCCATCTCGGCGCGACGGTCCTTGATCGTCCCTTTTAATATGTGTCCTGCGTACTTGACTTTGAACATCCTGGCGCGCAGCGTTCCCTCTTGAGACTCCAAAGCATCGTCGATGGTATCGGCAAGGTCCCTAAGCAGTTCGGCGATCTCCGGGAGAATGCTTGGGTAGATGAGCGGAATGTCTAAGCGGATAGACCTTCCCAATAGCTTTTCTTCTACTTCTGTCATTTGGTTCCCGCCACTTTCCTTTAGCTTCCTGGCCTTATCCCATTCGGCTTCATTGACCTTGACCATCGCCCAATCCGTATCAGGTGAATATGGAGGTGCTTATCGTGCGCTGATCGCGGTCTTGCCGCACCTGCGCATGCGAACACGCTTCCGGTTAGGTGCCGGGGTAACCCGATGATATCGGGTTACCCGCTGGCGCCGGGCGCTGGATTTGGCGAAAGTTGCATAACCCGATTTCGCCTTTTATATCATGGGCTTGCGGGTGATTTTGGCCCAAAAACCCCGAAGTTGGATAACCCGATCCGTCGGCCTGGGCGTAGGGATACCCCGGTTCAGGGTGCCCTTGACGTCCCGTCGATGGCCTGCCGGTTTTGACCTGGGTCAAAACCACACGCCGCTCTGGACCTGGGTTCACACCACAGCCCGGTCAGCATGGAGAGGCACCACGTTGGACGGAGGAGGGTTCAAGATCGCCTCCACCTTGGCCGCCCAACGCTCCAGCGCGTCGCGCTTCTCGTCCATGTAGGCGTGCCGATCATAGACACCCTTCACGCCCCCGATGACATGCCCGATGACCCGCTCGGCAACGTCACCCCCGACACGAAGCTCAGAAAGCCCGGTGCGAAGGGTGCGGCGCAGATCGTGCAGCGTCCACCGGGGGATTTCCTCCAGCCCGGCTTCGCGGCGGCGCTCGTTGATCTTCTTGTCCAGAACAGCCTTTGCCCAGCTATAGCCGGTGAAGCCCGCATCAGGGACGGTGGTGAACACGAACTTGTCGGAAACTCGCGGCTGGCGCTTGATGATCTGGCAGGCGGCCGGCACAAGGGGGACTGCATGGACAATGCCGGTCTTGTATCGGTCTGAGGGGATCGTCCAGACGCCGGCTTCCAAGTCCAGTTCGCCGCGCTGCATGCCACTCACCTCGTCCCTACGCTGGCCGGTCAGGATGAGCACCTTGACCATGTCCGGGAAGGGGCCGGTCATTTCGTCGCACGCCAGCCACACGTCCCGTAGCTCATCGTTCGTGAGCACGCGGTCCCGGCTCTGACGCTGGAGGGAGCCGCCCCGCCTTCTGCCACGACTCGGGCTCGCAAGAAGGTTCGCCTCCAAGTCTCCGCGGTCGACCCCCCAATTCACGATACGGAGCGTAAGCTCACGGACCTTGTGCGCCTTCTGGACGTGTCCGGCAGAGGTGATAGGGTCCAGCAGCGTGACCAGATCACGGCGCCGCAGATCGACAAGCGGCCTATCCTTCCAAGAGGGGAATATCTCGCGCCTGACGATGGCTTCCACCTCCTTCCCCCTGCGCAGGGACGGGCATTCCTGCCGGAAGTAAAGGTCAGCCAAGGCGCCGAACGAACCGGGAGCGTACCCCGTGGCCTCCTTCTGCGCCTGTGCGGTCTTCGCCTGCACCTTGGCGGCCCTCTTCTCAGCGGCCGGATCGTTGCCAGCCTCCACAGCCTCTAGCGCAGTGGCTGCCTTCTCCCGCGCCTTGCCAAGATCAAGGGCCGGGTAGTGCCCAAGGGTGAGGCGCTTCTGCTTCCCCTCATGCCGGTAGAACACGAACCACGACTTGTTCGTGTCACCTACTCGGAGCCCGAACCCCGGCATTGAGACGTCGAAGAGTTCCAGGCGCACACCCGGCGCCGGGGGCTTGGCATGCTCCACCGTCTTCGCGGTCAACTTCACCTTGGGCAT